TACTTTGTCTCCGGGCACCCGGTCATACAGCCTTTCCGGAAAGTCGGCGTCGGCATCCTCCATCACCGCGTTGTAGGGCGAGTCGATCGTGTTGTCTTCACAGATGCGGCGATTGCGGTTGATTTGTTTGGTGTCGATTCCGGCCATGTGCCCTTTCCCTCAAAAAACTACTGAGGGCGGTTACCCGCGCCGCCCTCGATTCAGTTGTGGTGCTGCTTAGTGCCGTTTGGATCTGCGGACCTTACGGTGTTTAGCCACAGTGACTCTCCTTTCTGCCCAGGCACCTGAAAATAAAGATCAGGGAGTCCCCCGGGCTGCCAACAAACTCGTTTAGTAGCGCACGCCTCTTTTCGACATCCGCATGCGCTTTGCTCGACCGCTTTTCTTAGCCATTACGCCCTCCCGGACTTTCGGTGCGCGCGCTTCAGGTTGTGCGGCTGGTGTAGGTTGTGGAGTGTCATGCGGTTCTTGCCGTGTACGACCTTGCGTTTGTGCGCCATGCTTTCTCCGTTAACTCAGCGCCGGAGCCGGTCCGTGATCGTGAATCATCTGCTCGGCGTTTTCGTACAAACTCTGGAGCCAGCCTTCTTCACCAAGCTCTTTCCGCTGAATGGCGTGCGAATAGAACGGCACACAAGGCACGCCGTCAACGGCTATCTGGCACAAAAAAATCCGCGAAAAATCCAGCGGATGACTTTGTTCCTTGATCTTGATGATTTCGTAGCGTGGCATCGTTCACGCTCGGAGAGTGCTTTTCTTCAAGACGGGACGTCAACGGGAAACCAGCGGAATCTGTGCGATGCCCAAGATTCAGTTGGAGGGAACGACGATCAGCCAGCAGCCGGGACGCTCGCGAATTACCTTGCAGTTAAAGGCTAAAAGCGTCCCATCGTGGCACCAGCGGCGTATGGTCCACTGACTGCGGTTGAAGTACCTCGCGGCCTCGGCGACCGTTAACTTTTGGTCACAGGATGAGGATTGCGGTTCCATCAGCGCGGCCGTTTCAGTTTCGCGAGAGCGGCGAGCTCGAGTTGTCTGGTGGCTTCCGCGGCCATCTCATCTGCGTGAGGCACGCCGAGCGTTTCGAGCACAAACTTCGGCGACACCATGCCCATCTTGCCGAGCGCCGGCATCAGTTTCTTCAGCATTGCCGAGCTCATGGCGTCCACGCTGGTCTCGTCGAGTTCGAGTTCGCACTCCGCGTTTGTCGGAATCGGCGACCAAATACAGGTCTTATCGCCGCGCTGCGGGCGCAGGCGGTCTTCTTCGAGTTTAAATCTAGCCATCAGGTGGAAAAGCATCAGCGTCACGCGCTGGTAGGTCTCGGCGAGGAAGCGTGCCTTCATCCGGAGAATGCTCTGCGACTGGAATACCGTAGCATCGAAGAGTTCAGTCGAGATGTTGCCGTCGCCTGCTTGCCCCTGCCTTTCCGGGGTAAAGCCGACATACCGCGCCACCTTCTGAAGCAGGATTTCCGGCACTTGAGTCATGTGCTGTGGGATCTGTGGCGGTACCGTCATCGTCGGCGGCTTCTCGCCGTCGTATACTTGCACCTCGCCCGGCAACCCCCCGTAGGCGTCGATATCGATGCCGGAATCCTTCGGAATCCAGCACTGCACGTTGTTCGTGCGGATCATGTTTTCAATGAGTTGCGTGTACATCTTCTCTGCGATGTCCTGCGGGCCTTTGCCGTAGCGCACCGGCGGCGGTCCGTAGATGCTCGACGGATGCGGCATGGACCAGACACCGAAGACCGGGAAGGTTCCGAAGTCGTCTTCTGGCAATCGCGGCACCCAGTTCGGCCCATCGGTAAGGTTGACAGCGTTGCACTCAACGATGAACCTACCGCCCGGGTATTTCCACTTGGTGATAGGCTTGACGGCTAGTTCGAAACCTTCCGCGGTCTTCTCCCCGGCAATCTCTCTGACTACCTCTCGTGCATAGTCGCGAATCCAGGCGTAACGCACGCGAACGCGCGGGCCGTTGCGCTGGTGCTCGAATCCTTCCGGAGCATCGACACGCAGCGGTCCTGGCGGGAGTTCCATGGAAAGGTCGAAGCGGTTGCTCCCGGTTTCGTCATCTTCGAAGTCGTCGTATCCCGCGCCGACGCGGATATTTCGCGCGGCGTCGCCCCACATGCGCTTCACTTCATCGACGTAGAAGTAATCTTCGACGATCAGGAACGACCAGTCGCGGTCGTTTTTCGCGTGCGGGTCGGGGAACACGGAATCGGGGTCGCGGGCTCTCAGCCATGCGGAGCCCTTGCCGTTGCGGGTGTTGGCGTTGAATCCCGCCTGAATCCACGACGGGTTCGTGAACTGCGACCAGAACACGGCTTCGAAGATGCGGTTGTTGAAGAGTCCCTGTTTCCAGGCCGCGGCGAAGGCGAGTTCTCTTTGTTCGTCACGCTTGCCGTTGACCGAGATGTAGCACTTCGGGGAGTCGTTCGTCAGGTCGGTCGCTTCGCTCATCAGTAGGTACTGAAGTTCCGGGAGCACCACCCGTGGACGGAATGACGGCGCCGCGGCCTGCGCGTAGTAGTTGAGTTCGTAGAAGTCCTTCATGTCCTGAATCCAGGAGGCACCAAGTTTCTGGTCACGCTCCTGGGTGGCCATGCGCTGCAGGGTGTCGAGTTGGCGGGAGATTTTTACTTCGGCGGGCGACGGACCGCGTGAATCGGCAGACTTTCTTTCGGCTCCGACGATATATAGTGCTGGCTGAACGCTGGCCATCAGTTCCTATCCGCTCTGGGGCGCTGGCCCTTGTGCACGTTAACGTAGTAGATCGAGCCAGTGCAAGAGCAAATGTACTGCTTGAAGTCCGCGCTGCTAACAGCGGAATTGAGCCTCATGGGCTGCTCGCAGTGCTGGCAGGCGGGAATCTTTCCCCAATTGGGGTTGATATCAGCCATTGTCGATTCGTTCCATGCGCTTCACAACGCTATCCGGTTTTTCATCCAAGCGGAAGATGCGCACGGCTTTGTCCACGTCTCCGTAGACTCCAATGATCCAGCCGCCTTTCGAGCCTTTGGGCATGAGCGGTACTTGCTCACATCCAGCGGTCGCCAAGCTCTCGATGTCTACTTTTTCCATGTCCACAAAAAAGATGAAGTGCCCGGCAGGTTCGAGGTCGTAGCGCGCGACGCCTTCAGCGACCGCTACCGGGGTGAGTGCGGCGATCGGAGTAGCTTTCAGGAAGTCACGTCGGTTCATGTTTTTCTCCTATCGCGCAGCCTCTTTGGTTTTATGGGTGGCTTCTGTAGTGCTAGCCAAGCAGCACGTTGAATCGGATGCAACCAATCGGGAGGAGGCGAGTTCATGCGACGCTCTTTTCTAGCGGGATACGGCTCAGGTCATCTTCCCCGCGCAGCCAGCGGGAAATCAACTCACGGGGATCTTCGTTTCGCATGCGCCCGTCGCTCTTAGCAAACTCGGTAGCCTCCCCAATAATACTCATGTGTTCCTTCGCCGTCATGTACGTCGGCACGAGGTCCGAGGCCCACTGCGTGAGGTTGCACAAGAGATTCGAGTAGGCCAGGGACTTGCCCGTCTTCCAGTCGTCGGCAAACTGCTGCCACATGCACTCGTAGACTTCCTTGGCGTGCGCTAGGCTCGCGGCTTCGCGCTTGGCCTGCGCGGCCGCTTCTTTCGCTCGGCGCTCGGCGGCTTTTTGCTCCAGTTGCTCCCGGCGCTCGGCTTCGGTAATGGGTTCCTTTTTCAGTTTCGCCTCAGTGATTTGTCGAGGATGCTGGCGACGCGCGCCGCATCGGCCTTCTGCTGGTTTACTTGCTGCTGGGCGGCGATGCCGCGGGCGATGCGCCACTGCGTTTCGAGTTCGCGGTGCGCTTGCATCAGAATGGCCATGGCCATGTCGAGGTTCGCGACGTTGCCATGGATTTTGACGACAAAGGTGTCCTTGTCGAAGAGTATCAGAAGATGGTCACCCTTCATCTCTTCGGCTAACTTCACTGGGTCGCTGCCGTCGCTACCGTTCATCTTCGAACCTCCCTTCTAGTGCGGTTCAAAACGTGGCGTAACCGTTGACGGTGTAAAGCGAGCCGTTGGTCGGTGCCGAGGAAAAATTCAGGGTCAGCACGCCGAGCAAGAGCGTCCGCGATACGATGGTCAGCCCGGCGCAATCCATATTTGCCAAGGGCACGTCGGCCGGCGCCGAAGCGAAAAGCGGGGTAATCGACCCGGAAACCGGAGGACTGAAAAACACCGGTCCCGTGGTCAAATCAATCGAAACCGATGTCGATGCACCATCCCCGAAAAAGGTGAAGCTGAACGCGATCGTGGTTTTGTTGGCCATGTTTTCCCCTTATGGTGCGCTGTATCCGGTGATCGTGACAAGTGATGTATTTGTCGCACTGCTGCCGACTACGCAAATCGCCTGATTCGCAGTGACGGCAATCGGCGGCTGAAGCTGGATGACTGTCGGCGCGGCAGTGTTTCCCAGAGATGGCACGACGGCCGTACCGGCGGTGGCTCCGATAGGAAATACCGTGGCGGTTCCCGTTCCGCAATTTGTGCCGGTGCCGGTTTCAAGGATCCACAACGAAGCGGTTGCGGTAGACGACTGAGCATAGATGGTTTGAACGTAAAGTTTAAGCCCGGCTCCGGGCGCGCCCTGGCAACTTGTAAGCGTGGTTCCGAAGGGTGCGCCGCAGGACCACGTAACCGGCCCGCCAAGCCTGACGTACTGCGCTCCGTCCGTGCTTTCGACTACCCGGCGAATGTTTCCCGCTGTTGCCGCCGTCGGTTGCGTGGACCCTTGAGTCGCTGCTTCAGCGCCGGTAGCGAGCACGTTAGCAGGCACGGCGGAATTGTTCGCCGCGTCGAAAATAGCGCCGGCATTGCCGACGACTCCCACTTTTTGTACGCCGGCGGCTGCGGTAACTGTCGCCGTGCCGGCGACTGAGGACATATCCGTTTTTACGGCGTTCGTTGCAGCAATCACGCTAACGTTCGTGGTGCCGTCGGTGAGTTGTGTTAGGGCTTCCCCCTTCGAGTTGCATTGCAACGGGCCGACGTTCGTGCTGGTCAGCGTCGTGGGAGCAGTGACGAACTGGCACGCGGTAAGAAGCTCATTCGCTGGGGCAGCCACGTTCGTCCCGGCGGCATCGAAAGCCCCACCGGCATTTCCGACCACCCCAACCTTCTGCACTCCAGCGGCAGCCGTGGACGTCGCCGTACCCGCGACCGAACTCATATCGGTCTTGAGGGCGGATGTCGCGGCGATGACGGCGACGTTCGTCGTCCCATCGGTCAACTGCGTAAGGAACTCGCCCTTCGAATTGCACTGCGCGGCGCCCTGGTTCCCGGTAGTGATGGTGGTCGGCGCCGTCGTGAAGTTACAGCCGACGGACAGCGCATTCGCCGGCACCGCCGCGTTTTGCGTGGTGTCGAGAATGCCGCCGGCATTCCCTACAATGCGGTTCGTCCAGGTTCCGGATTCGGTGACTGCCACGGTTCCGGTGATGGTTGTCGAAGTAAGTGTGACGGCCGGCGTATTCGTGATGAAGGCATTCACCCCGGGAACGTTCACGGCTCCGGGAGCGGTGCCGTAAGCCGATGGCGAACCGAGCGCTACGCCGTTCCATTGCGCTGTATTGACGGCGCAGTTCGCGGCCGTGCAAGAAACCACCCACGGCGAAGTTGACTGGGTGACGGCGACCGTACCGGTAATGGTAGTGGAAGCGAGGGACACTACCCACGGAGAAGTACCCTGGAAAGCTTGGACGAAGAGTTTACGATCGGAAGTTAGCGAAGGGGCACAGGCACTTCCGCTTGTACAAACCGTTGGAGAGTTGCTGAACCAGCCGCCGGTAATCGAAATGGCCGTGGTGCCGGCGGTGAACGCGCCGTTGTCGGAGAACGAGGTGCCGGCGGCGCAGCCGCCCGTGCAGTTGACGTTCAGCGAACTTCCGGTCAGGGTCGGCGCGATGCCCGCAATCTGGAAGACGTTAACTCGTTGCAAGGGGTTGAACTGCGGCGAGGCAAAGAGATCGGAAGGAATGTTCAGGTGGACGGTTCCGCCTTCTTCGTCGACATAAGAAAAGTGGTAGATGAGTTTCGGCGGAGGCGCCGCGTGTAAGCGATGGGGAAGAACGAGCCCTAAAGCGAGCAAGGCTAAAATCACTAAAATAATTTTCACGAGGAAGCGCGATTGCCGGTGTTTCGTGCCTTTGTGCATGTGCGCGCTATAAATGGCCCAGGCTTCCTTTTCCTCGGCCGTCATGTGACGTCCGCGTTGCCCTTCGATTTCCCTGCGAAATTTCCAGTAGTCTTCTTCACTCACGAGCACGCCGAACAGGCGCTCGAAGACGGATAGTTTGTCGTGCCTCTTCCACAGCAGCGGGTGTTTCCGTCGCGTCGCGCGCAGCATCACCAACTCGCTTCATCCTGCGTGATGGTGGTGCTTCCGCTGACCGTCTTCACGTAGCCAGCCACTTCTCCGGCATGGAAGGAAGTCGGAGTGGTATCGAAGACATAGCCACTGCCGGCGGAAATGCGCTTGGGGGTGTCCGTATTGTATTTGGCGACGAGCAAGTCGGTCGTTGGCCAGCCTCCGACGCCCAAGTCTTCGTTGATCGAAACCGAGCGGCAAGCGGAAAGACAGGTCACGGCCGTAAAACCGGTAGTATTGGCCGTGAAGGAAGACGTTTTGCCCATCACTGCGCGGTTGTGTTGCTAGAGTTCTTCGGCGATCACGCGCAAGCGCCGGGCTATGCCGTTCAGCGAGTGGCCGTGGAGGTGCGAGTCGGTCACGTTCGGTGTGGGTATGACTTGCGCAACCGCCGCTAGCGCGTCGGCCATCTGCTTCAATTCTTCCTTAAGCGGAACGGGCTTCGTCGTTTCGGCGGCTTCCTCTTCTCTTGTCGTTGTTTTTTCTTTGGCCATGGGAAACTCCTTTAGGATGCGGGATGGGGACGACGTGCTGCTAATTCTTCAGCGACCATACGCGCGACGCGGCGTCTTTTCAACTTATTTTCGAGGTCGGTGAGTTTTTCGTTATCCTCGAGCGTTGAACCCTTGCGCGGCAATTCCCTGCTTTCCGGGTTGAACAGTTTGTCCAGCGGATCCACGGTCTGGCCGTTCGACGGCGCCTGGCGCGGCGCGATAACTTCTTTCTGCGCCTGGCGCTCGGGTACGACGCGGAACACTTCGCCAAACGAACCCATGGCGACGGTGAGCACGAGTTCTTGTTTCGTAGAATCCCAGGATTTCAGAAGCGTGGTTGCTTCGCCGATCGTGTCAATCAGTTCGCCCTTCACGCGCAACTCGCCTGCATTCTGCCGGCAGAGGGCCGCGAGGATGCGAACCAGATAAGCCTCGATGGAAAGCTCGCCGCGGTTGTAGGCGCTCATATTCCCGCCAATCGGTCGATCTGTTTCCTGCCGGTGGCACGCATGTTGGCTCGCAGGCCAGCCAGGCGCATCTGCTGCTTCATCTCTTTGATAAAGATATCGTCCAGTTCGCTTTTCTGAACGGTGACTCCGACTTCGGCGAGTTTACCCTGTGGGGTTGGCTGGTCGAGTATGGTTTTCGGCGCGAACTGCATTCGCGGCGGCGGAAACTCTTCTCGTGTTAGACAGGCAATCGCGTAGGCTACCAGGATGTCGTCGTGGTCCTTCTCGACTTCCCAGCGCCATTCCTTGAGGGTGCACTGGTCGATCTGGCTGACGAGCGCGGCATCGTGCACCTGCAGCCCGCCGGGTTCGTTCTTCATGCCCATGCGCAGGCCGGAGCGCGTGGCGTCGATGATTAGCCGCCGCGTGGCGTTATTCATCTCAAAGCCCAGAGCGTTCGAGATATCCTTGCCGCGCTTGCGGTCGAAGCGTCCCTTCCACCGGCAGATGTTCGGGTAGCGGAATACGTCGCGGAGCTTGACCAGCGTCCAGCGTCCGAGCCCGCCGGTGAGTTCCGGGTTAATCATGGCGTTGTTGAACCAGCGGCCGGCGATATCGAGTTGGTCGGCGAGAGTCTCGGGATCGACAATCTCTGCGAACCGGGCGGCAAGCTCTCCTGTTTGGCCGCAGAGCACGCAGTAAGCTGCGAAATCGCCACCTTCGACTCCCGCCGCACTGTCGGCGCCGATGTAATACTTCATCCCGTCGGCCTTGCCGTTTTTGTCGAACGGGAAGCGCCACAAGAAGACCGGGCCGACAGAATCTTTTAGAAACTTGAAGCCTGTGCCCGGGGTGCGAACAAATTTCCCGCGGCACAGCGGTTCTTTTACGGTGCGCTCGGCATAGGCCAGTTCATCTCTTGCGAAGGCCGGCTCACCCGACACCTGGAAGGCCACGCGGGGCGAGTGCGGATATTCGGTCAGCCAGACGTGCTCGAGGTTTCGGCATTCGGCGGCCATGGTGACGCGCATGAAGGCGATCTGCTCTTTCGTCGCATGGAAGGGAGCAGCCATCAATTCTTTTTCGAGATCGGTAGCGGGAGCATCGTCGGCGCCTTCCGCCGGCAGAACACAAGCAGGATCATCGAGCCAGGAAAGGAATACCGGGATGTAGCCGTTCAGCCCTTGCACGGCGTCGTTCCAGTATTCAAAGAACGGCAAGCCCGGGCCTTCTCGTCCGTTGGCCGTGGATTCGATGACGATGATGCTCTCGTCGCCTTTGGCGACCGACGTAATCATGGCGGTGAAGATTTCCGCTGCCGGGTACTTCGCGGCTTCCGACAGATGTAGCGCGGAGAGCGTGCCGCCGCGTCCCGATTCCGGTGTTCCGGCCGTGGCGAGGGTGATGGTACTGTCCCCTCCGGGATGCCGGAAGAAGATTCTTTTCATTTGAATGTCGGCAAGGGGAAAACCCGGGCAGGCGCGCGAGAGGTCGCTGGGCACGCGGAAGAGTTCATCCGAGGTTCCGGCGAGGTGGCTCAGGATTTTGATGTTCTTGTTCGGGAAGGCCAGGCCGTAGCACCACAGCAGGCCGTCGACGAGCGAAGACATGCCGACTCGGCGGGCTTTCAGGATGATGATGCGGAGTTTGCGCTCCTTTTCCCACTGCTCCTTGATCTTTTCCATCAGGATTTTCTGGTTGCGGTAGAGGTGGAAGGGGACCATACGGTGGGTCGCACGATTTTTAATCGGGAGACGGGAGAGGAGAGTTTCGGCGCGATCGAGCCAGTTCATCAGTACCCTCGCGGAAGATTGAAGTTCCTTGCTAGTGGACTGCCCGTGGCCATGAATTGCACGTGGCGCGCTTGCGGGTCGGTGACCACATGCGGACAGACGAAGTAGTGATTCGTTTGAATAACAAACTGTTCGTGATGCCAGCGCACCGGGAATTTTCTCTTGAACCACTCGGGCAGATGATTTTCCTTGAACATCTGCCAGGCACCATCGGGCCACTGGACCACTTTATATTGTGGCTCGCTGGGAATCTTTCCGCCGACGAGCCACGCGCGGATCTGAGCCAGCATGTTAACGGTCTGGGTTTTTATAAATTCTACTTTCGCGGTCTCGGCCACTCCAGGAAAGTCTGAAAGTGTTGCCTTAATGTAGACGCCAACTTTTTCGGCCGTGAACCAGTGATATGTCAACATTTCATCTGTAGGGAGCGTTCCGTCCGGTACGTTGGCCATCAGAGTGTTCCGGCAACGGCGTGGCGCTCGCGCCGTTGGTCGATCAACAAACCTTGGAACCTTATCCAGCAATTTTCGCTACATATCAAAACTGGAGTGACCAGACCGGTCTTCGGGTCTTTGTGGCCGTTCTCGTAATCGGTGCCGCGGGCGGGCATGCGGTGCTTGGTGCCCTTGCTGCAGCACTTGTCGCGGCCGGCCATGAAGCACTCGTAAAACTCGATCTGCGTCGAGGCCATGGCGCGCGCGTTGAGGATTTTTCCGGCGCGCTCGAAGGTTTCCTTGAGTTGTGCGTAGAGTTGTTGCGCGACGGGCATCGGAAGGTTTTGCCAGTCTACCACTGTCGATGCGTGTGCCGGTCCCTGCTCTGGAATCGGAAGGGATGGCGCCGGTTGTCGTTTGGCGAGGCGCGCGGCGGCGCGTTCTTCTTTCTTGCGTTTGTTTTCGGCGCGGGTGTTCCTGGCTTTATTGATGGCTTCGAGCGTGCGGATGCGTGGCATTAACGGTCTCCTGGCAGGGAATATCCCGGGCGCAGCTGGCTGTGGCGCTCCTGGGCTTCGCGGGCGGCTTTGTGTCTCAAGAAGGCTTCGTATTTGCCGGCTTGCTCGGCGCGGTCCTTCGGCCAGACGTTCCTACAACCGCAGGTGCGGCAGACGAAGATAAAAGCGTCGTCGGTTTCTCTCGCGATGTAGACGGCCGACTGCTCGCAGCGTTTCTCAAGAAAGTTCGGGCATGGCGGCAATTCAGGCACGGGAATTTTCCTTGGTCATTGTTGCCGGGCGCAGTTTTTGAGCGAGGCAGCGGTCGCAGAACGGAGTGCAGTTCAACAGGTGTTTTTTATACTTCACTTTGCAGGCGAGGCACGGAGCTTCTTTTATGTCTACATCCGATAAATTCAAAGCGAATGTTGCGAGTGACTCACTCATACGATTGCTAAGACTTTTGAAGGGTTTGGTCCGCGTGCGGCGAGCAGTTCCTTCCGTTCTTCAGCGGCCTTCCAGTTGAGGTAGCGCAGCCACTTTCTCTTGCGTTGGCGATAGCCGGCACGCAAGCCCAGGTGTTTGAAAGTGAGGATATGCCGGCCGTACATCGCGGCGTTCATTCGCAGC